ATCCTGAACGGCGAGAAGCGACTGGTTCCCGACGCCTACATTCGCAAGGTTGCGGATTACATTGCTGAATTGCGTGAAGATCACAAATTGCCCTATGAACGGATTTACTGGAAACTGCTTCTGGAAGGAGTTCGACGCAAAGATGGAAGCGAATTTTCGTCTACGGTTTCCGTTTACAATCTCTACAAGAGTCGCGAAAAAGGATACCCCCTCAGTCCCGACCCCCATGTTCAGCGATCACTTTCTCTTTTAGAGCAGCAAGGCCGCGTTTTGGATTCTTCTTCACCTTCTCCGCAGTCTTCGGGTTCTTCAACTCCTGCTGAATGAATCTGGCCTGAAGGTCGGGTGCGAGTTTGATTTTCTTACGGGGTTCAACCTCATGCCCCTTGACGTTGAATAGCCCTTTTGCTGTCAGGTTTTTCCGCTTGCAGACGGCCTTTGCGTCTTCCACGCTGGACACCCACGCCTGCGGATCGTTGTAGCGTCCAAGCCCGCCCATGTAATACTTTCCGTGCGTGTTGATTCCAGACTGTTTGGCGATCTCCAGAATCTTTTTCCGGTTGTGCGGGTCCATGTTTCCCATGCACCGGTGACGTGTCTCACAGAAGCTCCTTTCGCTTTCTCCCATTATGGGGGCTTGGCGAGACACGAACATCAACGCCATCGACATCGATTCACCGCGGGCAATCATGTTCCAAAACCGGAACTGATAATCCTCCGGCATCCGGTCAACTTCCGCTTCGATTAGTTGTTCCCTGAGTTCCACGATTCTTTGCCTCCTGTTCTGATTGCGCTGCCATTGCCTGCTGAATGGCCTGCCCATCCAGAAGATATTGATTGGGGTCAATGTCGATCGCCTTGCCCAAGTCCTGCATGTAAGCATTCCACGGTCCGGCAAAACCCTGCATGGCAAATGCCTGCATTGCCGGTAACGCCACCTGCCCGAATTCCCGTAGGCTCTTGATCCGCATTGAACGATTCGGCTTGCGAGCACTTCCCGCCGCCACTCGATACTTGAAGTCCCGAACAACGGAGTCGAAGTCTCTGGATGCGATCTTCGATTGCCAGACCGCCGTTCCCGCAGGACCAAGAACCGGAACAAGGTCTTTGGGTTCCAGAATCCAAGCCGCCGCCTGCATCTCCTTCATCAGCGACATGCTCAGCCAGTCCTCCGTCTTCTCTGCCATGTCCTCTGGGCGGATACTGATGTTCTGGTCTCTGATGTCTGCCTCTGTCGCAGAACGGATCTGGGAGCCTGTCAGGCCATAGAGCAGTTCCGTCAATCCCATTCGCTTGTCGATCTGCTCCATAACCTCAGACACCATTCGCCAGATATCCATGCTGAATGGCGGAGCATTGATGACGGAGATCACGTCTTCGATTTTCCTGCCCAGCGTGTCTGCAATTTCGATCACCTTGTACGGGGCCAAGCCTCCCTTAACTTGAACCTGAATGTCCTCGGCGGCGGCTTTCATCACGCCCACGTAGGTCATTGAGGATGCGGCAACCTTGTCGGCAAGGAACGACATGCACCAGTTGACGAACCGCAGTTCCCCAATGGCGGGCTTGACCATTGAAATCGGCCAGACGGACTTCGGCTTGTCATAAAAGAACAAGTCTGAGATAGGCCACCCGTTTCCCAGACCCTCATCCGTCCAGTAGGGAATCGGCCACTGGGACCTCAGAAACAGGGATTGCGGGTCTTCGCCCAATGATTCAGGAGGCATGTTCAGCGGGAAGGGAATCCCTCTCGCCACGACGATCCGGGTGAAGTCACCGAATATCGAATAGTCGAACGGAGTCTTTGCCTTTACGCTTCGCTTGTTAGTGGACTTCAGCTTGTCCCCAAAACCATTCTTCGAGTAGACCTCCCAATACTCGATCAGATCGAAACTCTTGTCGGCGTCTGACGGACTACTCGCAGTCCTCTGTTTCGACCGCTGCTTGACCTGCTTCTCGAAAGAGTCCATGTGACCAATCAGCATCCCCGGTTTCAGCCCGTACTTCGCTTCGACGAGATTGACTGGTTCAATGTGGCGAATGGCAATCCACTGAACATTCTCGTCGTACTCAGCGTCGGGGTCTTTAGCCAGGTCGTCAACGCTCAGGTGGTGGGACAGCGGGTAGCTGATGTTCGATCCGTGAGGATGATAAATCTCCGTGTAGAGAAGTCCATACCCCTTGACGATTGCTTCCGTCACTGAGCGACGGGAGTGCATTTTTTTGTTGCCTTCAACCTGAAGCCAGTTCAGATAGTGCTCAGTGACGGCGGCAACGGACTTCTCTGATTCATGCTCGTACTGCTCCTGCGCAAGATAGCCCCGATACGCCAGCACGGACTGCTGCTGTGAGAAGTCCATGTCCAGTGATTCAGGGGATACCGTGGGATACGACGACGGCGTGACAGTGGCTACGGGATACTTGTGGATCAGAGCGGGACCGAACAACGCGACCGCCTCGAATGGGCGGTTGACTGTCATGCGGAATCCCGGCATTGGCCCGGAACCAAAGCTGTTCTTGTCGAGGAACCCGCCTTCGCTGGATGAGTAGTCCTGACGCCACATCCAGTCATGCGGACCGTCGTAGAACTTCATCGCTTCGTCAGCGTACTGTCCGAATAGCTTTTGCTTGACCTTGAGCGACAGGCGTATCTTCTTCAGCCACTCAACAGTGAGCGGTTTCATTGGATACTTGCTTGTGCTTTGCCCGATAGCGGGGTCGCCGCGATCCGGGTTGAGTAGCTCTGCCATTCCCGACGCCTTATTTATGGCGTCGGCAGCCCTTGGGGGGGCGACTTATCATAACCCTTTCGTAGCAAAAGGGTATAGAGACTTACGGCAGCGCTCCAATTGCGGCAAGCTGGTCTTCCAGCCATTCCTTCTTCGGATTTCCGCTCACCGGAACGCCCTTCTTGATCGCAAACTCGCGAAGCTGATGGTACTCTCTCGACTTCGACCCGGATTTCTCAGCGGAATCAGCGGGGACATTCCCCTCCAATGCCATCACGCGGTTGATGATATCCTCGCGAAACGACTCATACTCCTTCTGCTGCTCAGTGAAGTCCCACGCCCCAAACTCCCTCTGCTCGACATTCAGTTGAAGTTTCGGGTCGCTGGCGTGACGGACGGCCGTTGCCCGTGGCCCGCTGATGAGGTACAGCGTGACGTTACGGTGATAGACCTTGGCAATGAATGCGACTTCCGGTTCGCACCCGCCTTTCAGCCCATGCCGATACCACAGAACGGGAGAGCCTTCCTCAACCAGAGGCATGACATAATCCGCAATTTCCTGATCGGTGACCACTATACATCTCCTTGGGGTCCGAGGTTCACATAAGTGGAACCATGCGTCATTGCATACTGGCTCCTGGTTTTTGCCGCACGCCTCTTGCGTCCAGCCAATACTCTCTCAACGAACGACGTTGTTTTCGGTGGAACTTCTGGCTTCACATATCTCAACCCGTGAGCCGCCGCATACTCGCAGGTTTCGATTCCATCCACGCCACGACGGTTTCCCTTGTCAGTTACAACTGACCGGCCATGACTGCGAATCGTGATTTTCTTAAATCGCTCAAACTCCAGTGGCAGGTTCTCGCACTGTTCTGGAACATACATAAACTTCGTCGTTCCGTCACGTCTGGTTCCCAGCCATTCCCTCAAAATAATCTCTCGCCCCTCCACGTCGTCCGATCCGTTCATGAACCGCGATCCGCGACGACGGCACCGAATGCCCCGCTGTTCCAACTGTTGCTCGTACTGTCTCTGAGGTCGAACACCACTCCCGAAGTCGGTCAATCGTCCACCGTGGGCGTCAATAATGAAGTCCTCGAAGAACTGGTCCCGTGTGGCCCGCTGGACAGATTCCCCGAACATGGTTGCATTACACTGACGCAGATGCAACTGCTTATACATCACCGCATAGTCGCCAACCGGAGGCGGAGGAATGGCTAAAAATGACACACAGCAGACGGTGTGACCAGGGTCCACGACCATGTAGCGGCACCAGTCATCGGGTGGAACGCCTTTATTCTCCGTAATGATACGCTGGGCATGGTTGCGAATAACCATGCCCGCCTTCTCCTGCTCCAATTCCCCTTCCGACAGATCCACAATCGCCGAGTGACGATGCTTGTCGAAACCCGGATACATTTTCACGTTGTCGAGCGTCAGAAGACCAAGAGCACGCTGGCGGTACACATCCTCACCAGCCGCCTTCCAGATGCGAATACTCTCTTGTCGGGACGCATCGGAAAGGAACGGATTGTCGAAGATCGTGGCCGAGACTATAACCGCGCTCGGGTTTTCATCTCCCTCCTGATCCTCGGCACGGTGAACCAGGTTCATCATGTCTTCAGTCTCGGCGTGTGGAATCGCCGTCCACCGCAGGGGGCCATTCGAGATCGATAGCCGACCGATAAGCTCCGTGTACCACCCCGGAGTTGCCAAGTCTTCGTCAATGTGAACCAAGTCCGCCTGAAATCCCTGACACTGGTTCGGGTCGCCTGACGAGTTTGCAATGTAGAGCGTCCAGCCGGTGACGAATTCCACCTTGTCAAAGATGTTCGCCGAACTCTTTACCCATGAAATCTTCCCGTCAATGAACCGGTTGGGGATCAGGGGTGGCGCAGGTTTGCTGTCCTTTGCCCGGTGAGCGTCCCCGCCAAGCTCCGGCCTCGCAGGGTCGAATGCCCACGGCTTGAATACTCGCCACACACCAGTGATCTCATCCCTGATTATTTTGAATGCACCCGCACGGAACAAATAGCGGTGAATCACGCGGCCAATGTGCTTTTCCCCGTAACCAACGCAGACGGCAAACCCGTTTTCCTTTGGATATTTGTCGTATGGGTCTTGGCCTGTGACCGCGCGGGCGACCTCCACAAATCCCGATAGAGATCCCCCGGCCTGCTGGCCTTTGCGCATCAGGCATTCTTTCGCCCGACACTTGTGGTACTCATCCTGAAACGGCAAAGGCTCGTAAATGTTCAGTGATTCGATTCGCCGCTTGGCAAGTTCCGCTGCCAGTTCCTTTGAACGGGCGCGTGCGTACCCCAATCCAACTCTCGGATTCTCAGGCATAAGGTCTGAGACAGGGTCGTTCACGCGGTATCCCTCTTTTCGATCTTAAGAATCCGCATTCGCTGTTCAAGCTCCCGTTCAATGTCGGCGTCGGAGAGCAAGTCGAGCGGCAGGTTTGCGGCACCGGTGTCTGTCACTTTCGTTGCAATTTGCATAATCATGGCAAGCATTTTCTGCCGTCCGGGAGTTCCCGGCTTTGCCATCAGATAGGTTGACATACAGTGTTGGGCCAACCCCTGCGGTCCACCGAACACGTCAATCAGGTGATGAAACAGTTCCGCAATGTGAGGGACGTTCGGACCCAATTCGTCAACGGCCTTCTCGATGATCTTGGCCGCCCGCTGATCGAGTTCAAGGGCTTTGTTGGCAATGTCAATCCTGTAGTCGTCTCGCATTTTCTCGGCACGGCACCGCTTGCAGACAGACTTTCTGCCATCCGCCTTACTGTTATCGACGTCGAACTTTTCCAGAGACATGATGTCGGCACACCGGGTACACGTCTTCTTTCCCTCGATATGGCCGCTCCGGTCAATCAGTTGAGGAGGTGTCGGGTACTGATCTTTCAGATGTTGATTGCGAGTGTCTTTGCTCATTCCTGCTCCACCACAACATGAAGGAATCCTTCAAGGCTCTGTGCGGGCGTTGAATCGGACGACACTGTAATCTTGACAATGTACTCAGCCTCAATCCCACCACCCGACACAAGGAACTGTACAGCCTCTCCAATCGCCACGGTGCGACCATTGATCGTCAGTGCCGCCGTACTGACGGCCTTGTTCGCCAACGTCAACGCCGTCGCACCAGACGGGATGCTGTAGTCTACTACGATTGTAGGAGTACCCGTCAATAGCTCTCCACTTGTCATCTTGCCGCCGAAGTCTATGGACGCCAATCGCGACTCTCCCGGAGTCTTGTAGAGAACCTGTGGTGCGGTGTTCTTTTCTCCTGTCATGGTATTGCAAATCCCGCATCATTGGCCGGAATGGTGAACTCGGATTTTCTGGACGGCATTGTCGCTCCGCCGTCATTGGCCGGAATGGTGAAACCGAATCCGGCAGAATCAGGAACAACAACAGACACAATCGTCTTCCCTGAAAACAAACCATACAATCCTCTCCCGAATCCGGACACCCCAAGTCTGGTTGTCTGTGTACCACTGAATGCCATCAGACAATGATCCCCGTCGTTCCGTTACTCGGAGCTTCCGTCAACCCGGTGAACGTCAGCAGCCCGCCTGTGCCGTTATATGCCGTGATATCTGTCGCCTGCCCCGCCAGCGGCCCCGATGTCCATATAATGACTCGGCCCTTGTAATGATCGGTGGTCGCTTCCGTCAGGTCGGTGGTCGCCTGTGTGGTGCTGAGCGTACCCGTGGCGGCAGTGAATGAGATGATGCCGGAACTGCCTGCTGACTTGGCGAGGTTCGCAGCGGCAGTTGCTCCGAGTGCGTCTGTGATGACCTTGATCGCATCGATGAGCAGGTCGAGTCGCCCGCCGTTTGTCCAGTCGGTTTGCAATTCGTTCGTGTCGGCGACGATCAATGCGGTTT